AGCTTGCTAACGTATTGTCGTTCAACAGAGTAGCCTACTCCAGTGCCGCACATAAGTACGTACATCATCTCGTCAAACGCTTTAGGGTGGTCGATAGGTAGGTAGCTACAGTTGAAGCCAGCTACGTTGTCACGGTCAAGAGCCTCACCAGCAGTCATCAATGCTCGCATAGACGGCATTACACTCATGTCGTGAATGTCTGCAAAGATACCATTGGCTTCTTCAAGTGTTAACCTACCCTTCTCAATCCAGAAGTTTAGGTAACGGTCAATTGTTTCTTCCCAAGTCTCACGTCGCTGCTCCTCTGGTAGGTAACGAGCGTAGCGTGACTTGTGTATGTACTGTTGATATGCGTCCATTAATTCATTTCCTTAATTAGTCGTTCAATATACCAGCGACACTTACGTAAGTCCTCTACTGGTTTGCCTTTATAGTCGTATCGCCAGAGGTACTTCAGTGCGTTACCCTTAAGATAGCCTCTAAACTCGTTCTCAGGCATGGACGCTTTGATTGCTTCGATAGCTTCTATTGCTCCGTTGTTGTAGTGGTCAGGTCGCTCTACAGGGTCTGGTGTTTTCCTGATAGACAACTTACTCAACGCACTCGCATAGTCCCACTCTTGTGGAGTCGCTTCGTTAATACTCATTTACTTCCTCCTCTAGCTCTTGTTCAAACACATCCAGCCTGTTGATTAGTTTGTCCTCAAACCTGTCCAGAATCTGTTCTGAGGTTATCTGTAGGGCCTCCAGTAGGTCATCTGGATCAAAGGTTTTCAAGAGGCGTTCCTTAACTTCCTCTAGCGTTAGCGACATAACTAATCAACTCCTGTAGTGTCTCTATATTATACCATAGTATTTTCTCTTTGTCACACCATTGTGCCATTGTCATTTTTGCACCCTTACGTATTCTCTTGTTAGGCTGCATCAAAACAAAGATTAACTCTTGTCCTTCTGGGAGGCTGTCCCTGATGCTGGTGTATTTCTTGGTGTCTCCATCTCTGAAATATCCTTTGCACTCAATAAGATATAAACCGCTAGCATCAACGAAGTCAGGACGGTAGCTCCTAGAGATAGTGTAAGGAATAGTGAAAGGCTCATAGTCAAACTCCTGTAGTATTTTGGCGACATCTTCTTCAAACGTGCTTCTAAATGGTGATTTCTTGGACTTTCGGCTCATTGTGTACCTCTACTAAATAACGTGGACCGGTAGAATAAGCGAAGGCGCGAACGGACGGCCAGCATTCCTTTTTGTACGCACAGTATGAGCAACCTACGGCGAGTTTCTGGTTTCCACTCTTTCCATCGGCGATAGGCTCGTAGCATACGCCGGGTGGGGTTGGTTGCTCCACTAGCTTTTTTACGTGGTCAATGCGCTCCTTGATGTCGTAGCTAATGAGATCATGGACAGGAGCCTGAGTGTCCTCAGTATCATACATCAGATACGTCAAATGCCCGTTCTGTTTGTCCATTGCTAACCATCCGAATTTAGTAGCACCTTCCGCATACGCATATCCCTTAATTTGACCAATGTATCCAAACGGGTCGTCATAAGCCAGAGTGCCGTCTTTGAATTTCCTGAACCCATACGTTGACACAGACTTAACATCAGTGACAATACCGTTGATTTTGCAGTCCATAGACCCTGTAATGCCGTTAACCTCACACTTCTTTTGTTCATCAGTAACCTCGTGTCCTGCTGCTTTAGTCAAAAACAACAACATCTCTTCTATCAAGTGGCCGTACAGAAACTTAACGTAGGTGTGTCCTTGAATATCGTCAGACTTCTCTACGTCGTTGTAGACGTTCCAGAGGTAGCGGTCGTCACGTCCTATGTTAGACATGCGTAGCTTACGTCCGTCCCTCTTCTTGCCACCAAACTCGTTACGCATGAGTTCCTTGACATTCTCTCCGAACTTCTCAACACAAGCGTCAAAGTCCACACCCTCAGCTACTTCTTTTGTCTCCATTAGTTTGTAAATGTCAGAGACTAAGTTGTATACGTTTTTCATTGGTAGTTTCCTACTATACCAGAGACAACCTCTTGAGCCTGTTCCGGTGTGCATTTAAACCACTCACTACGCCTTTCGTACAACTTATGTAGCTCAGTGTGTGATTCTGACTCTGCGGCCCTGCGGTCGCTTACGTTCCACTTATAGTTTAACACATAATCCCTAAAAGGTGAAGAGGTTTGGTAGTTATTTAACCTGTCCTCTGAGTCAATAGCCATTCCTACCTTGACCCACTCAGGGAAGTTAGGGTTGATAATGACGTACACTTGGCCCTCTACACTGGACTCGTACTTCGATAGACTACTGAAGGCAGCGGCTTCAAAGTTCTTGTATCGTCCGGGCTTGTGCAAAGGGTGCGACTTGGGTATGTACTTACCGTTTACGAACATCTTAGTCTGGTCTCGTTTCCACACAGACTCTGGGTTGTCCTTGTAGTACTTACCTTCTCCTCTCTTATAGTTCATAGTTGATTTCCTTAGTGGGTTTCTGCCCATGTTGTTCCAACTTGGTACTCTCCATCAAGAGGGCATCTGAGGTTAAAGTGAACCCCTGCCGCCTTGAGGCATTCGACTGCAAGCCAACCGAATTTCTCTGCTTGGTCTGTAGCCACCTCCGACTGTACTTCATCATGTATGTTCCCTATAAACTTGTAGTCTAGTTTCCACTGCGGTGCGTAGTCGTCCAGTATGACTAGGGCCTTCTTCATCACGATGGCTCCTGCCGCCTGTAACAACGTATTCAATGCAGCATGTTCAGATCTAACTCTAAGTCTTCGTCCGTCAAGTCCTGTGAGATAGCCTCGCCCAGATGCTCGACCAACGCGTTCTCGTAGACTTTCAAGAGCAGGTGTATTTCGTAGAAATCTCTGTTTAAGATCTCCGCCATCTCTTGCGCTTCCTCCAACGATAGCTCCAATTTTTGCATCTCCGGCTCCGTAAAGGAAAGCGTAGATGAAAGTCTTAGCTTGAGGTCTTGTTTCAAGCCCAGCAGCCATTTGGTTTCTTGTGTGAATGTCTTCGGTGAGAAGGACATTGGTAAACTCCTTGTCGTCCATGTAGTGAGCCAACATACGTAGCTCAAGGCCACTAGCGTCAAAACCTACTAGCTTCTTACCCTCTGGTACAGTCCAGCATGAGCGACACTCTTTACCGTATAGGCTGTGTCCTGCTGGTACTTGTGCCATGTTGGGGCTTTGGTGGGTCATGCGTCCTGTAACAGCGCCGTTGCTAATGACACGACCGTGGACTCTTCCGTCGTCCTGCACATGTTCCATCCATGAGTGTACCTGCGCGTATCTCTTTTGTAGCATCAAGTACTCACTGACGGACCTAGCCTCTGGAAGGTCAATGGTGGCTAGTACAGCCTCATCAACGATGGGATTCCCTTTCTCCGTAACTTTATCGAAGACCACACCAAGCGACGATAAGCGCTTTGCAATCTGTTGACGCGAGCCGACATTGAAGACTTCAACTTTGTCCTTAAGGCGTTTGCCCGTCTTATCAGACCACCTCTCGTGTATAATCGGAGGAAACTCCTCCTGAAGTTCCGCTTCAATTTCATTCATTCTCTCCTTAAATGTTGCTAGTAAGTCCATGCACTTGTACTGGTCCAAGAGCCACCCGTTTTTTTCCTGTTGCTGTACTGCAAACTGTACCTTATGTTCCAAGTCGATGGACTGTTGGTCAAAGTCTGCCATGTCCTTGGTCAACCGCTGGTGCACTGCTTCGGTGACTGCTACGTCTTGTATACAGTAGTCAATCATTTCCTGTGACAGTCTTGACCAGTCGTTGTGGTCGCCTTTTGGAAAGCCTAGTTCGTTGCCCCAGTTGCGCAAAGAGTGTCCACCGGACTTGCTTGGGTCAAACAAACGTGACAATACCAAAGTATCGACTATGCGCTCAGGAGCCACAGAAAGCCCCCAGAGACGTTTTAGCACTGGGAGGTCATAACCTATCAGATTATGTCCACAGACGCTTACAGAGCCTTCTAGAGCCTTACAGAGGGTGTCGCGGGTAGTGTGTACAGTACTTACACTATTTTCCCGTGTAACGACGCACCAGATGGTGTCTGGAGTTAAGCCGTTAGCCTCAAGGTCAAGGTAGATCAAAAGTCTGCTCCTACTTCAGGGTTAGCTACTTCCTGCATTCTACCGGTGGTTCTGTCGTACTGTAAGTAACACGCTGGACCGGTCTCACCAGTGTAACGATTCTTCAGGACTCGAACAGTAGTCGTGTTCCTGATGTCTTCGTTAGTGTTCTGCTGGTCACGTTCCATGCCTATTACTATGTCTGACAGCTGTGCGATTGCCTGTGAACCTCGTAATTCACCCAAGGATATCTGAGCACCGTCCTCGTGTGCCTTACCTTGGGATCGTTTAAGGTGTGAGACTAGGAATAAACTAATGCCTGTCTCTGCCACAAGCGTACGTAACTTGGTCATTATTTCATCAATGGCTTTTCGTTCGTCTCCGGACTCTTGGGAAGACACGACGATGGACAGGTGGTCCAGTACGACATACCGGCAGTCCAA